GAATCAAGCTTATGATAAGGTGTCAACTGCATCTGGTGATTGGGATTCAGCTTACACTAAGGTAAATACAGATTCTGTTAATTGGGATAAATCATACATTACAGTAAACAGCACATCATCTAACTGGGAAAGTTCATATAATAAGTTAAAGCCAGATCAGGTATTTAATGATTCAGGAGTTATATATTACGATTCTGGCACTACTGCACTAGCATCCCATGATTCTATAACTATAGAGACCTTAATATCAAATAATGACAACTTAGCCACTCACATAGCTTCCGCGTCTGTACACTTTACAGAAGCTTCAATTAATCACAGTAATATAGCTAGTACAGGTACTAACAGCCACTCTCAAATAGATAGCCATATAGCCGATAGTACGCTACACTTTACAGAAGCTTCAATTAATCACAATAATATAGCTAGTACAGGTACTAACAGCCACTCTCAAATAGATAGCCATATAGCCGATAGTACGCTACACTTTACTAAATCATCAATTTCAATTGATGACCTATCCGATGTTGTTGTAGCATCAACTCCCTCAGAAGGACAAGTTCTGACTTACAATAACGTAGAAGGTTATTGGCAAGCATCAGCAGCACCAGGGGGAGGAGGAGGTGGTGGTGCTACTGATCACGGGGCTCTTACTGGTTTATCAGATGATGATCATACTCAATACGTTTTAGCTAATGGAACTAGGAGTATGGATACCCTTGATGTAACAGGGAATATCACAGTTGGTGGTACGGTTGATGGTAGGGACGTTGCTTCGGATGGTAGTACTCTTGATACAATAAACTCTTTAGCCGGTACACACATTTTTGATAGCTCCATCCACTATACTCAAGCTTCTATTGACCATGGGACAATAGGTGGGTTGGGCGACAACGACCACCCACAATATTTATTGACTTCTGTATATTCGACAGCTAGCGGAAATATACCAGGATTTAAAGACTCTGGAATTCTTATATCTAATGCTGGTGGAGATTCAGCAATAGGTACTGATCATATTCCATGGGATACTCTAAAGGTAAGTTATGGTAACTATGCTTCCGACTACACATACTCGCTTGGAACTAACACTGTTACCATAAACACCGCTGGCACTTACGAAGTGACAGTTAATGTTGCTGTGACAACTACTGTTCAGAGATGGAATGGTATTCTAGAAGTAACGAAGAATGGAACAGCCATTGGTTACGGAGCATCTAAGCCAGGTTATGTTCGAGCCCAATCAGGTCACAATGAGTCCTCACTGATGATTACAGTCCCTGTAACTGTATCCGCTGAAGATACTATTGGATGTAAAGTCACTGAAGAGGCAGTTACAGGAACCGTAACCACAGTAGCTAATCAATCTTATATCTGGATTAAGAGGTTAGATTAAATATCATCGCCTCTTTTGGCAGCCCTTATTATTCTTTCAATAACATTATCTCTAAGGGCACTTAAAGAAGCTATCTGCGAGTTTAGAAGAATAAAGGTTTCATAACTTATAATCTTCTTCGGAATTTCATTTTGTGGTAAAAGTTTTTTAAGCTCGTTTATCACATGGTTAATATCTTGAATTTGAGATTCAGTTAATAATCTAATAGAATCAATTTTTTCTTCTTTTATGTTTATTTTGTTTAACATATTATATTGTTATTACCTTTATTTCATAACCTTCTTTCTTGTAATGCTTTATTCTTTCTTTAGAATGGTCTTCTAAATAAGGTGCATTATCTAAGAAGTCATAAACCATTACTTTATCTTTTCCTTCATTAGACCTCATTCCTCTTCCTAGCCCTTGTAGAGTTGGAATCCTATCCTTCAAACCTCTTGCGTTTATAAGATGAGTAATCTCTTTAATATTTATACCAGTTTGCAGAACTTTAGTTCCTAACAAGAACGAAGTATTTTCACAGGAGATAAAGTCATTAATGATATATTGTCTATCCTCCACAGAGTTAGCACCTTCTAAAGTAAAAGCGTTTTCGCCTATAAGATCACTTAGAAGTCTTAGATGATCTAAATTTTTAACTAAGATGCACACTCTAGCTTTATTATATGAGCTATCAATTTTTTTACAAAGATTTGAAATTAATGAATTTCTAGATTCAGAGTTTATGATAAACTTATCATATATTTCCATGTAAGAAAGATCGTAATCTTCTGGATCTAGATTCTGAACTAAATTAAATACCTGAATTTCTGGTTTAGCTAATACTTTTTCCTGTATTAATTCTTTGGCTGATCTAGTAGATATCTCCTGTCCAAAAGCTCCTTCAAGAACATACTGTGATACAGTATCCGCTGGGAGGGTTGCCGTAAATCCAAACCTATAACTAGCATTTGGAAAAGAATTTATGGCAGCTACAGACACCTCTCCTCTGCTAAACTTATGAACTTCATCTACTATTAAAACCTTTGATTCCTCCAAGTGGGTATCAAATATCTTAGATATACTTTGAACGGTACATAACATAATATCACCGTATAAGTAATCTTTCCCCATACAAACTCCAATATTCTCTAATCCACATTCCTCAGTAAAATATCTGTAGGTCTGGTCAAGGATGCTACGCTCATCGAATAAAATTACCATCTTAGGATTATCCGCACTGAGGGCCTTCACTATAGAAGCCATTATCAGAGTTTTGCCAGATCCTGTTGGGGACTTTACAATAGCTCTCCTAATGCTAAGGCACTTATCTATTGCAGACCTTTGGTAATCATACTGTTCAAACTTATCAAAATTATAATCCTGTATCCTTATCTCTGGAGGTTCCTCATATGAAACTTTTGGCTCACAATTAATAAGTTTTAAATCTTCTAGGATCCTATTTAATAATCCGGTTTTAAACTTACCTTTTGAGGATATAAAATGTTTTTTACCATCCCAATAACCCCTCCTGTAGGATTGGACAAAAGCGTAACCCGGAACATAAAAGCTGTATCTTTTTGCTAATTCTTTTAATAATTTTGGGTTATCTGTCTCTATTAAACTATCTATAAATCCTACCTTAATCTCCATCTGACTATAATAGTATATATATGGTCAATAAATTAACTAAAAATAATTCAGATTTCGAGAGGGATCAAGCAGTAGACGACCTCTTTAAGAATATTCAGATGGAGGGGGCATCGGAGGTGGAGCTTCCTTCAGAAGGAAGATTCTATAGTAACTCCTCACCAACGGTTACTGTAAGACCATTAACCTTCTCTGATGAAAAAGATTTAGCAGTTAGTTTACAACAAAAAACTAATATTGTTAATATCATTTTATCTAAGTGTGTTGATGGAATAAAAGTTAATGACCTCCTACTAATAGATAAAATAGTATTACTCTTAAAAATAAGAGAAATATCTTATGGGTCTAATTATGATGTTAAAGTAACATGTCCAAAATGTGCAGCAGAATCTGAAATATCAATTGATTTATCAAAACTGCTAATATCAAAAATACCCCAGGATATAAATTATGAGCGAGAGATAATGCTTCCCAAGCTTAAAGTTCCTGCCGTGGTAAGATTTTTAAAGGTTTCAGACGAGCCATTTATTAAAAATATCTCAGATATTTACAAAAATCTATGGAGATTCGTAATATCAATTAACGGCGTAAAAGATCCAGTCTATATTAATAAGGTCATAGAGAGAATGATTTCCATGGATTCACAAACCATGTTGAAAGAAATAAATAGGGATGACTTAGGCTTAGACCCAAGATTTATTTTGCAGTGTGCCGACTGTGGGAAAGAGTCAGAGATGGGGGTACCCATTAATGATAATTTTTTTTCAGTGACTTAGAACAATATTTTAATATAGAAAACTTATTGCTCGAAGCCTACATATTGGTTAGTAAGGCTAGTTTTACATATTCAGATGTCAAAGAAATGACTAAGCTGGAGAGGCTATCCTTCCTAAGATTTTATTCAGATGAAATAAAGGCTCAGAACGATGCAATTAAACGGTCATAGTATATCAAGTCGCCACAATAGGCCAGTGGTATTATCCAAGGTTGGCCTTCAAACTATCTTCATACAGGATGGGGAATACGTCGATCCTTATGAAATTAGTTCAGTATCTATCTACTATAAGAATAGCAATATTTCACCTTGTAGTGTTCTGAATATTGATAATCAAGAGTTAAACCAAGATACCTCTGGGTCTATATTAATGAATTTTGGTAACTCGGCCACTTTGTGTACTGATCCCGCTTTTCTGAGTACTAACTACGTGAGCCAGAATATATCAGGTATTTATAAAATTGATACTGGAAGGTATATGGTTGTTTTAGATGGGACGACACAAAACCTTAGTGGCAATCTGTCATGTACTTTTGGTGAAGAAGCTGATGAAGTAATTAAAAATTCAGCTAGCACTGTAGGAAACTATATTGATTGTTGGACAGTGGTAATGGTTACTGGGTCGGAACCTCAAGTATTCATTAATGATTTCTCATTAAGGAGTGGATTATTTACTACTGTAACGGAACCACTAATATTCAAAGCTTACAACAAACTATACAACAAGAAAATTACCTTAGGCTCAAAAGCAGATGTTAAAGTTGCGACAGAAATACATGTAGAAAACCAAAGTATCAGTGAAGATATAAGAAACTTACTAAGAGAGACTCTAGTCACTAATGCATCCATTCAAATAGAGAAGATCAATGAAGAGCTTAACCTTCCAAGCCGCGTGACGGTCTCAGGATACTCCGACACAACAGGAGTAGTTGAAGTCCTGTCTGATAACACTATCCTTTATACTTGGGATACTGATGCACTGAAGACCCACGATGAAGTTTTAAATGGTAACCTTGGATCCCTTCAAGGTACCTACTTGGTTAGGGTCAAGTATTCAATACTTAACGAAACAATTATTTCTGAGCCAATGTATCTAATATTGACCTAGGATATATTGGACCATAATCCTGGGTATCGGACTCTATCCAGGACAGGATATCTTTGTTATCTACAAAGGCATCATTAAAGTCCTTGTATCCTTTTCTTGGAAAACAAAATTTAATTTCACCCATTATATGTTTCCTTCTTAGGTATTCAAACTTATCAAGACCTTTTCTTCCTGCCTCGTCGTTATCAAAGCATACAACTATATTCCTTACACCACTAACTTTCAACTGCTCTATTTGATTACTAGAGATCGAACAACTAAGGCAAGTGGTGGCGTTAAGACCATTTAGTTTTAGTGTAAGAGCATCAAAAATTCCCTCACAAACATATACTGTATCCTGTGTGATATCAAACGGCAGTAGAATATTTGAGCTTTTAAAAGCTTTATAATTCAAATACTTTGGATACATTTCACCTAAAGCTCTTGCCTGAAAGAAGAAAGGTAGTTCTGATCCATCCGTCTTATTCCTATAGTATGGGATAATTAATCTACCAGAGTAAAAGCCCTTATCACAATAATAAAACTGGTAGTTCTTACTAAGAAGCTTCCTGTCGTATAGGAGGTTCCAAGCTTCTAATTCTAACCTACTTTTTCCGTCTGGAATATCACTAACAGGGGTAAAGTTTTCAAACTCCTCATCCATCCTCTTGTGAGCTACACTAGGCTTTGTATTTTGTCTGGCTTTGTTTCTCTCTTCTTCTGTCATTAGGAAGTCTTCAATAATGAACTTATTGTAAGCTTCCTTCCTAGTGATCCCTTCTAGTAGTGCGTAAAGCTGAACAAAATTACCCTTCTCGCCAGTCTTAAAACACTGCCAAAGTCCTGAGTCCACGTTGACTGACATGTGCTTTTTAGGGTCATAGTCAAGAAAGACTGACTCTAAAATAAATTCTCTGTTAGAAACTTTATAAGTTTTATTTTTATCCTTGCAGATTTTACTAAGATAGTTTATAATATAATCAGGAGAAATTATGTTCATAAATACGCTCTCAAGCTCAAAAAGTGATACTATAGATCAATGTCTACTTAAGTACGACTATAGATATATCAGGAGGTTTCCTGGTTATGAAAGTGGAAATGAGGATTCTTTGAATTTCGGATCTTATATTCACAAGATTTTCGAGGACGGTCACCAGTGTAATCATATCAGTGATCTAGAAAATATAGCTGAAAATCTTAAAAAGAATTATAAAGTTCCTTTTCACTACAACGATAAAATTAAAACTTGTATTGATAATTTTTATCGTTTTAACTCCAAACTTGGTGAGACTATAGGTTTAGAATATGAATTCAAAGTAACTCTTTCTGAAGGGATGGAGTATATTGGATTCATAGACAGGATAGTTAAAGGCACTGACGGTGGGTACTTAATTATTGACTATAAAACATCTAAACGCGAAAAGAAGAGAAAAGATCTTCTGACGGACAACCAACTAATAGGCTATGCCTATGCTATCCATAAAATTTATGACGTTCCTATAAGTGAAATTGTGTGTGCTCACTACTACCCTTTAACTGATAACTTTGTACACGTTAAGTTCTCAACTCAGATTGTAAATCGGTGGAGAGACAGAGCAATCAAGAAAATCTGGGCAGTGAGAAAAAAGAAGAAGGACGAATTTCCTGCAATGGAAAATAAGTTCTGTAACTGGTGCGAGTACAAAAAAATGTGCCCAGTTCACGTAGACGAATATCAAGTTAGTATTCGCATAGAGGAACAGAAAGTTCTAACTGAAGAGAAGAATAAGACTAAGTAAGCTTCCCTATTACTACTGGGTAGTAGATACTGATATCTACAGCATCAAAAAAGTTCTCAACTTGATCCTCTGAATAACCACACTTCTTTGACAAGTGGTTATATAAAGACTTAATTTTTAGAGGCTTTCTATTTTGTAACGAGCCTAAGATTTTAAGTTGAAATTCCTTTAGGAATAAAGGACTAAATCTATACTTCCATCTATCTATAAATTCTTCTTTTAGAGT